GAACAAGATGGAGACGATGGCACTTGATCCTAAACAGCCTTGGATTGCCACACCGGAACAAATTGCAGATTTTAAGGACCAGTGGGACCAAGCTTATGCAACTCCAATGCCGTATTTGCTTTATAAGCATGTTCCGAACGTGCCACCACCACAACGACTTATTGGCTCAGTAGGCAACACAGCAGCCGACCAGGAGGCTATGATTGCCTCAGACGATATCAAGGCCACAACAAACCTATATGACGCATCCTTAGGCGCGAGAAGCAACGAGACGAGTGGAAAAGCGATTAGGGAACGAAAGCAGCAAGGCAATACCGCGACATTTGTTTTTCCTGACAACCAAGTCCGGGCTATCAAACACACAGCTAAAGTCCTTATAGACCTAATCCCGAAAGTATACGGTTCAGACCGTGTGGTACGGTTGATGGGTGATGATCTCCAAAAGAAATGGGAACAACCACCTGTTGCTAATGGCCAACCGCTTGTTGATGTCAACGCAAAGGGAACTGAAGCATGGGCGCGGATCAACTTCAAAGATCCGATGACGGGTAAAATCTACAATGATTTAACCGTTGGGAAATACGATTTTGTTGTGGATGCTGGCCCAGGATACGACACAAAGCGGCAAGAGGCTGTTGATGGCATGATAACGTTGAGCCAGGCAGCACCAAACGTTGTGCCTGTGTTGCTGCCGAGGATCGCAAAGAATCAAGACTGGCCGGAATCTCAGGAAATAGCCGATGAACTCAAGATGATGCAGCAGCAGGGTGATCCGAAGGCGCAGGCTGATGTTCAAAAGGGTCAGCTTGATATTCAGGGCAAACAGATGGATTTGCGGAAAAAGGCAATGGAAATTCAGCAAGGCCAGATGAACGATCAGCAACAGATGTATGCGATTGCTCAGAAGGCTGTTGCTGACTTACTCAAGCAGATGGGACTTATACGATAATGAAATACTTAAAATATCTTACACAGGTTCAATGCGAAAAATGTGGTGATTGGGGGGTAGCTTCAGATCACGGTGTCGGTCCAGATCAGTGCCAATGCACTCCCCTTAAATTAGAAAAGCAGGCAGCAGAATTGCATAATGAGGTTGCAAAGCAAATAGCTAATAGCACTGTGCTGAATGCTATTATATGGAGCACACCATGATGGTAGTCGTCAAAACCGATGCAAAAAACTGGAACAAAAAAACTAAGCGCAAGTATGAACAGGTTGTCAAGATGATGGCTGCGGAGTTGGCACGGTCTATCAATTCAAACCCGGTAAAATATGGAGCGAGTAATGCCAAAAACTGATTTAACACAATCCGAAGCCCAGGCTTGCATTGCTGAAATAGAAAAGATATTATGCACTAAGGGTCAGTGGTATGAGATTGTAAAAGAGTGTAATGCGGCTGGCGTGAAGTTTTTTCGGATTAAGGCGTCGATAAAGGTTAAGCAATAATGTCAAGAATAGACACCATAAAAGAAAAGATTATCGAAGCCTTAGAGCATCGTGGGTATTCCGAGTCTGAAGCTAAGGTGATGGTAAAAATGGTCAATGTGGATGTGGATGCCTATGATGTGGGGTTTGAGGATGGCAAAAAGTCCATCCCTGTACCACCGCAGGGTTTCACTGCACATCATCCATATTCTGCTGGCCTGACTGGTTGCTACCAAGCTTTGCAAGAGGCTGCAAATAACTTTTATACTCAACAGGAGAATGTGCGGCAGCAACGGGAGGCGTATAACCGCTATGCCCAACAACAAGACATGAATAGGTCGAATCATGATTATGCTACCGTGGTTAGCGAGGACATAGCAAAAAAGAGGGGTTTTTTTAGTAGGATACTCTCATAGAGTAAGATCACCATAATTTAAAACGCAGGATCACTATTAAGGGCCGCGTTTGAGAGATTTTTCTCTCAGCGCGGCTCTTTTTGTTTTTACACCGGGTAAACCGGGAAAATTAAACCACCGCATAAGCGGGAATTAAGGAGCAACAATGGCAGAAGAAGCAACAGAACAGGTAATTGATACCGAGCAAGTCGATGAACACCAACCGGATTCGACAACCGGTACTGATGAACTCACGGATGAGCAAAAGCAAGCCGCTGAGGAAGAAGCTGAACGCCAAGCGGCGGAAAAGGCAGAGAGCGAACGCCAAGAACAAGAGGAAGTCGAAAAAAAACCTTGGTTCAAGAAGCGTTTTGACGAGATAACCCGGCAAAAGTACCAGGAAAAGGAGCGGGCTGACGCGGCTGAACGGCGTGCTTTAGAGTTTGAACAGCGGCTTCAAAAGCTGGAAGATACACCAAAAAAGCCTGAATTTAAGCCGACAAGCCCTAAGCCTGAGTGGGAAAGTTTTCTGGATAAGTACGACGACCCAGACGAGGCGCATATTGCATACACCGATGCTCTAACCGATTGGAAGTTAGAGCAACGGGACGCCAAGGCAAAAGCTGACAGGGATTACCAAACGCAACAGGATCGGCAAGCCAAGGCACAACAGACCTTTGACCAAAAGCGCCAAGCGACGGTTGCAGCGGGTGTGGAAAAGTTTAGCGATTGGGAAGATGTGGTTTTCGCTATTCCCGGCGCGATTATGCACCAGAACCTTGCTACCGCCATTATGGAAATTCCCACAGGGGATGAAGTGGCCTATTACCTTGGCAAGAACCTTGCCGAAGCTGAAAAAATCTCCCAACTCTCTCCCTACGCAATGGCTGCGGAATTAGGAAAAATAGAGGCAAAGTTAGCAAGTTACGAGAAGAAAACAACTAAGCCCCCACCTTCAAGCAAGCCGCTCAAGGGTAATGCGCCTGCGACCAACGAGATTGATCCAGGTAAAGACCCGAAAGGATGGATCAAGGAGCGGGAACGGAAGTTGAGGGAGAAAGAATAAGGGTAGAAAGCAATGAGTTCTAGTTTCTTAAAACCTGATGCGATCACAGCGGAGGCTTTGAGAATCCTCCACAACAACTGTGTCTTCATCAAGAATATCGACAAACAACATGACAAGGAAACCACGTTTGGCGGGCAAAAGCGTGGTGCAGCCCTCCGGGTCAGATTGCCCAACAAATACACTGTTCGGGAAACTTGGGCGTTGAACGCTCAGGACCAGGATGAACAGAGTGAAACCTTGACCGTCGGTACTATTCGCGGTGTTGATATGAACTTCACCGAGGCCGATCTTGCTTTGGAAATTGATGAATTTTCCAAACGGTTCATTACACCGGCAGCTAAAATCCTTGCGTCCAAGATTGATTATTACTGTATCGATCAGGCGTACAAGGCCACTTATAATAGTGTCGGCACTCCAGGGACTACACCGTCTACGGCCAGGGTGTATCTTGAGTCTGGGCAAAAAATGAACGAAGAATCGGCACCCGTCGATGACCGGTTAATGCTGATTAATCCCAAGGCGCAGGCTTATACCGTTGACGGCTTGAAAGCTCTTTTTAACGCTTCAAGTGCGATTAGTGAACAGTATCGGAAAGGTGCCATGGGGCGCGGAGTTTTGGGCTTTGATTGGTATATGTCCCAAAACATCCCGAATCATACCTGTGGTAGTCGATCTGGCTCTATTTTGGTTGATGAGCCTGCCGGGACCAACCTAACCAACGGTTCGTCCACTATTCATGTTGATGCCTTGGGTGGCGCGACTCAGACATTCAAACAAGGTGACGTGTTCACCATCGCCGATGTTTACGCTGTCAACCCCGAAACCAAGGAAAGCACCGGCGCACTGCGGCAATTTGTTGTGACCGCTGACGCAACCGCTTCTTCCAGTGAAGTGGATCTGAGCATTTCGCCGGCCTTTTACAACAGCGGGGCCTTGCAAAATGTGGATGCCCTTCCGGTTGATGGCGCGGCTGTAACTGTTGTTGGCACCGCTTCGACTCAGTATCCCCAAAACCTGGCCTATCATCCCGAAGCATACACCTTTGCATCTGCTAATTTGGAGATGCCTAAAGACGTATCCTTTAAGTCTCAGTTGGCTGTTGACGGTATCAATATCCGTATATTGAGACAATACGACATCAACAACTCACAGCATCCTTGCCGTATGGACGTGTTTTTTGGGTTCCTGGCCCAGCGCCCTGAGCTTGGCTGTAGAGTGTGGGGATAGTGAAAGGATAAGAAAGGAGAAATATCATGGCAGTTGAATATATTGGCAAGAATCAAGTAGACGGTGCTTGCTTTGGGTTGTCGTCTTCTGAAAAGATTGCTTTTTTTGGCACAACTCCGGCGACACAGCAAAGCCTAACGGTCACGACTGTAGCAACAACCGTGTCTGTATCGACGACAAGCGCCATTTGGGGGTTCTCAACATCAACCCAAGCAAACCAGATTATTGTCGCAGTTGACGAAATTCTGTCTTTGCTGGCAACCCTTGGGCTTGGTGCGTAGACAGGAGGTATTATGCCAACAGCAATAACGTATCTTTGGGAATGGGGGCACACCGATGATGGAAACTATATCGGTGCTGCTTCATCGGATAAATTGGGGTTTTTTGGCACAACCCCGAACACTCAACAAAGTCTGACGGTTACAACGGTTGCGACCACTGTAGCCGTTTCAACAACCAGTGCAATCTGGGGTTTTTCTACAAGCACCCAAGCAAATCAGTTAATCGTGGCGGTTGACGAGATGTTGTCTTTATTGGCAACCTTGGGTCTTGGCGCATAACACAACGGGGGAGCAATCCCCCGTTAAACTCTTTTAAGAGGACAAAATGACTGACAAAGATCAGGAAAAAAAGAAATTTAGTTTGTTAATTTCAAGCGCATTTTATGAGGTTAAGGCGTACAGCCCGTATATTACGAGCTTGGTCAATTCCATTCGGTTGCTTCAAACGGCTAATATTGATTGGTCATATCAGCAAATCAGTGGTGATTCATACGTGGATCGAGCAAAAAATTCCCTTGTGCATCATTTTTTAAAGAGTGATTTTTCACATATGATGATAATTGATTCGGATGAATCTTGGGATGTGTCTGGGTTTGGCAGATTAATCAAAGGCGCTATTGCCGGGGCTGAAGTCATCGCCGGTCTTTACCCATGTAAGAACAATTGGGATTTTTACGGTGGTGTCGCCATGTATTCGGATGACGGTTATGTGATGGGCAAAGAAATTAACAATATGCGGTTAGTTGAAATGCAAATTGCGCCTGGTGGGTTTATCATTTATAGCCGCGAGGCTTTTGAAAGAACTCGACTCAATTTAAACACTTATGTTGATCCGGAGACAAATGAGGAAATTCTTGAAGCGTTTAAGTGCAACATCGAACTGGAACGCCCTAAAAAAAGCAGACACGACCTAAAAGCAATGAGTAAGGAAGACCTTGTTGCTGAAGTGTTGGATATTCAGCATGGCGGTCAAGTGGGCAAGCGGATCGGTGAGGATATCTACTTTCAGCAGCGATATAAGGAGATGGGGGGTAAAATTTGGTGTGAACCTAATATTGATATGGGTCATTTTGGAGTCAAAGAATGGAAGGGTAATTACCAGAATTGGCTTTTAGACCAAAGCAAAAAAGCTGACGCTCAGAAAAATCAAGACGAAATACAAAGCAAAATGGATAATATTTCGGCGAACCTAAAAAAATTAAAGGATAAAAAACTCATTAATGCTTAAAATTGTCAACCATAAACCCTGGCCTCCTACGGAACTGAACGACAACGCTCCTTCTGTGTTGGCAATGGCAAACTTGCTACCTATGAAGTACTGGCTTGCCGGGGGTACGTTGTTGGGTTTGTATCGAGACGGCGATTTTATCTACGGGGATACTGACATAGACGTAGAGGTAGAGGGGTATCAAGGAGTTGATGTCGATATAGTGGAAGTTCTTGATGCCGAACTTATCAGAACGATTTACCACGATACCAGGCCAATGCAATTAGCTTTCTTGAAAGATGAGAACGTCTTCGATGTTTATGTTTTATGGCGAGTTGATGGGAGTATGGTCAATTATAATGAAATGGGGGTAATGAAAACTCCGTATCATTTTTATGATGTATTAGAAACAATTTACACAGAATATGGAAAATATCCCGCTCCAAGTCCGATAAACGAATACCTAAATGTCCGATATGGGCCTAATTGGCAAACACCAAGCAAAAGTAAAGGATTATACACACATGAGATATAGTCTAACATGTGGTGTGTTTGATTGCTTGCACGAAGGGCATATAAACCTATTAAAGCGTATGTACGATCATTCAAGCAAAACGATTGTTCTTGTCCATGACGATAAAAGCACTTTTTTGAACAAAGGAAGGTTTCCGATTCAAAGCATAGAACACAGGATACACAATTTAAAACTAAGCGGGTACGCTAATGTTGTATGTCAGGTGAGAGCGGCAGATCCGAGTCGGAAACTTGAACAACTCATAGAAATATTTAAACCGGTTATTTATGTTCGTGGGGATGATTGGAAGAACTTTCCTGGGAAAAAAGTGGTTTGGGAAAACTCTGTATTAATTAACTATATACCTTACACAAAGGGAATATCAACATCGGAAATAAGAAAATCTATAGGAGTTTAAAATGGTTAACGATCATAGGCAATGGCTCTACAAAGACGGCAAGGGCAGGATTTTTGAAGTGGGCGAGGAAATACCTTTTGGGTGGACGGATCACCCGGACAATGTTGTTGAAAAACAGCTTGAAAATGTGGACAGGGAAGAACCTGAAGAACCTCAGAAATACCCATCACAAATGAACAAGGCAGAATTAATAGAGCTTGGAAAAACCCTAAACCTGGACTTGGTTGATGACATGACCAAGCGCGAAATGCTGAATATGATTAACGCTGCGATGAAAGAGTAACACATGACAACCGCACAAACCCTTATAACAGACGCCTATATAGAATCAAGGGTGTCTGACGCAACGGATGGACCGGAATCAGAGGAATTAACCGTAGGATTGAGGTTTCTCAATCGTATCATTGGCCGGCTGTCTACAAGGAATATCCTAATCCCCTACTCTACCACCGAGAGTTTTTCGGTTGATGCGAACAATGTTTCATACACGATGGGTTCCGGAGGCACGGCTTCCAGCACCAGGGCAAGGCGAATAACAAGCGCGTTTGTGCGGGATTCAAGCGGGTACGATACGCCTGTGGGAATTATTTCTGAAAAGGACTACAACCGCATTACCGATAAGGATTTAACTGGCAAGCCAAGAGTCCTGTTCTATGATCCAGTTTATGCTATCGGGGAAATTTATGTATTTCCCAAACCGGACCAAACCTATTCGATGGTAATTGAAAGTGATAAGGACTTACATTCAACCTTATTGATAGGCACAACGGTCAGCCTTCCGAGCGAATATGAGGACGCTCTTGTCTTAACACTTGCGGCTAAGATTGCGCGGGCGAACGGCGCGCCGACAGAAGCAAGCCTAATTGCTGATGCCCAAAGCGCGTGGAAGGGCATTGCTAATATGAACTTTTCTCAGCGGGTGCCGGTTGCCAACCTCCCGTTTAGTGGTTCTTCGTCCAGTAAGGATTTATTTAATTCATCAAGTGGATTCAGTTACATTTTTCCGTTTATATTGGGTTAGTTATGAGTACACGGGCTATACAAATTGAGTTGCTTTTAGACGGTATCACTAATCCGACCACTGGTGAAGTCGTCGATTCGGGTACGGTCTATTTTTATGCTGCCGGAACAACTGACGCAAAGAATGTATGGACCGAAAAAGAGAAAACTAACGCTTATACTTCGTACACTCTGAACGGTATAGGTGGAATACAGTTGTATGGCGAAGGCAACTATAAGATAGTCATCAAGGATTCAAACGATTCAACAGTTGTCACGTATGATAATATTCGTCTCAAATACCCCAATTACTATGTCCATGATATTTCATCCAACTATACCCAAGATGGCGATGACGATTATTTAAGGGTAGACACCACATCCGGCAATATCACGATTACCTGTGCGGCGGCAGCGGATTGGGAGCAGCCCCTAAAGGTCAAAAAAGTTACCGGGTCAAACAATATCATCATAGATCCAAATGGTAGCGAAACCATTGATGGTAGTGCCACATTAACCATTACCTCCGACGCTGTTGTTGAGATTGTATCAGATGGGTCTAACCTGGAAACTGTTGGTTTTGTTGGGACATTTGAAGATACCGATGGTGATACAAAAATTCAAGTCGAAGAAAGTGCGGACGAGGATGTTATTCGCTTTGATACCGGCGGTGTTGAACGTGCTAAGATAGATAGCACTGCTACCGATGTTGATAATCTATCTATCGGCGGAACGCTTGTAACAGCTACAGCAGACGAAATAAACACAACCACAGATGGGCTATTTCTCGCAAGCCTTTTTGTTTTGCGTCCAAAATTTGAAGACAATGGGGGATCTACTGCATATACAATTAATATACCCCCAGGCTATTATTATGTGCAAAACAAGGTCGCTCAATGGAAGGGCACAATTACTACAACAGCCATTGGAACACCATCGGCGGACACATGGTATTATCTATACTTAGATTATAGTGCTATCACATCAATGACCGCTATAACCAACTCAGAACTAACTTGGTCTACAACAGCACCGACCTATAACACTACATATGCTGGCTGGTACAATGGCAGTGACAGATGTATATTTGCGGTTCTTACTAATTCGGGACCAACAAACATAACTCCTTTTATACATGATGGCGATATGGTGTTTTGGGAAACCGAAAGAGCCGAAGCATCTGCCATTACGCCTAGTAATTCATGGACTGATGTTGACATGTCTTCATCCATACCAGGGTTTGCCACGAGAGCCGTTTGTTCAATTTTAGCCGACCAAGGGGCAACAGGTGACGATACGTATTTCGAATGGCGTAGAAATGGCGGGGGGAGTCATATAATAGGCCGGGTGGATGACGATACTCCATTGGTATATGCGACTACGCCCGTTATCACCGATGGGTCGCAAATAATAGAAGTTAGGTTTAATTCGGCAAGTTCGGACAATGCGCTGACAGTCAACAATAATGCATGGTTTTTGCCAATAGGATTATAAAGTGGCTATAATACCAATCCCTATAAATTTAGGCCCCAATAGATCAATAGACGATCTTGGGGTATATGGTTACAACGCTTTCCTTTATGATGGGTTTGTTGATGCAGCGGGAAGCGTCAACCGCAGGCCCGGTCTTGTAGAGTTTTGCGATCTATCAACATCGGCGGGAGTTGACGGTTTATTTTGGTGGGACGAAGAAAGTAAGCTTGTGGCTGTATGCGACGGTACAATTTATCATATAGCTCAAAATGGAACGGAAACAGCCTTTAGTGGCGACACTCTACAAGCCGGGCATTCAGTATATTTCGCTGATTTTGGGTCAACTGTATATGCTGCAAACGGCACACAGATTGTTAGCTTTGCGATAGGCGGTTCGGCGGGATATATAGCTGATGCTGATGCACCAACCACTGTAACTGCAATCGCGGAGCTTGATACCTACTTACTTGCTCTTAAGGCTGATACAGAGCAAGTTTGGTATCCTGACGCCGGTGATCCGACTAATTGGCAGGGGTTATTTTTCTCCGACCAGTATAAGCCCGATAATATCAAAATGATTGGTGTTAAAAACGACATCATAGAGTGTGTGGGGTCACAGGCGATAGGTGGATGGCGCGATGATGGTTCAACTCCGTTTGTCAGGGAACCGCAATACACGATTGACGATGGCATAGTCGCACCACATTCTTTTCGGTATTGCACAGGGTTTGATGGTGGCGGAAACTGGTACTGGCTGAATCATAACCGAAATATTGTCAAGATGATTGGCAGGCAAGTTGTTCCAATTGCTCCACACTCGCTTAATAAGTATCTTCAGGGATTTGCAACTGTCTCGGATGCTATTGGAGGGGAATGTAACATCAACGGTGTACCCCATTACATCTTAACTTTCCCCACTGAAGACAAAACGATTGCCATAAATCTCGGTACTGGAACATGGTCTGAGTTCGGGTATTGGAATGCCGGAAACGCATCTCATGATCGATGGCGCGGAATCAGCTATGCCTATTCTCCAGATTGGAATCTTCAGTTAGTCGGAGATCATTCAAACGGCAAAATTTACAAACTCGATGCGTCAACCTACCAGGACAACAGTAGTACCCTAAACACCCTGATTAGGACAGGGGTTATTGATAGGGATACGATTTCGGAAAGAAAGTATCCCAGAAGTTTAAGGTTTTGGCTAAAAAAGACAAACGAATCTCAAGCGACTGATGTTGTTCAAATGATGGTTAAGTGGAGAGACAACGGAAAGACCACATGGAAAACCGAGCGCACGGTAAATCTTGGGGTTGTCGGTGAAACTGGTTTACGGGGAAGGATCAACAACCCCGGGTCTTATTACTCAAGGCAGTATCAAATATCAATTACAGCGGATGCACCGTTTGTTTTGGTTCGTATGGATGAGGAATTTTAATGTCAAAACAGCTTTTAAGACCACCTGTGCAATTTAGGCCGTTTGGCAAGCCAACATCCATTGAAATGGTAAACGCTATTAACGGGCTTGTGAGGTGGGCGGAAAGTGTTTCAAGGGTAATTAATCATATCGTCAACGATATGCCGGACGATTCAACCGCATCCGATGTTGCCGGGATTGTATCGGACTTCAATGATTTGCTGGACGTTTTCAGAGACTTGAACGTGAGGTGAAAAATGTATATTGACCAGGGCTTAACGCTGTTTGAGATGATAAAAAGTTCTATGCCGTACATGCTTTTGGCGTACTTTGCTGTGCAGTTTATGCGATTTTGGGGTGCTGTTGCGGTGGCCGGGGCAAGTCTACTTGGCAGTTATATGTCATCGGAAAATCAAAGTGATGCAGCCCAAAGCGCAGCGGGTGCTCAGCAAGCTTCATCTCAATATGCCACTGATGCTCAATTGATGATGTGGAATCAAGCAAGGGAGGATTTTGGGCCGTATTTGAACGCAGGATACACAGGGCTTACAAGCCTTCAGCATCAATTGCCGAACTACATGCAAAACACGCTTATTCCGGCAGCACAGCAATTGGCTAATTGGCGGCCGCAATCATTACCAAGCCCAAATTTTGCCATTAACCCTGTTACAGGGCAGATGCAGGGCAGCAATGCATTTGCGCCTGCTATCAACATGCAGCAATCCCAACCAAATCAGTGGCAAGCGCCAAGGCAGCAACCCGTGACCTTTGAAGCTCCGCAGAATATTACTCCGGTGGATCAACGACGAATCTTAGGGACCGGCACGTTTGAAGACACTCCGCAGTCCGTTTTTGATATGATGGAAGCTTTAAATGAAGCTGGTGTCCACTTGGGGATCGATAGCCGTGATCCCACTCAAGCAACAAGCATGACATGGACGAACCAGGCGAATGCACCAAATAACCAAGAACACATGGCGCTGTATCGTTACATGCAAAATCCGGATCAACCACCCCCTCCGGAATTGACGAGTTATTTTAATAGAATCGGTGTTGATATGCCCGATTTGTCTGGGCAGAAACCTTATCAGATAGCACAAAACCAAACGGCAAATACAATTGGTGCGGCGAACAATCTATTGAGTTCTCCGGACAGTTTACACCGTGTATCTAAAGAATACAGTATACCGGATAAGATAGCACAAAACCAAACATTGAGTTCTCCGGACAGTTTACACCGTGTATCTAAAGAATACAGTATACCGGATAATCTTGTACCCCATTACAATCAAGGGACACAGAATGCTTTTTCTGCTGGCGCAACTCCTGAACAAATTTCCCAAGGAGGCCCCTTTTCTCCTGCTGTGCCTAACTTTATGCGGGAAATGGACACAAGCCAATACAATGTGTCCGTACCTGACTTTGCAAGGTCGTTAAATCCTGAAGACCCTCGGTTTTCTGTTCAAAACGCAAACCAATATGCGCTGGAATCGACCAACATTCAACGTCCATTAGATTTTCAGTTTAATCCGAATGATCCATCATATCAGACCAAAGCAAAAATGAAAGAGGAAGAAATCAACACCTTCCTTGCAAAGCAGGGGCTTATGGGGAGCACCGCAGGGCAATCATATTTTCAAAGGGAAATGGACAAATTCAGGGCTGATGAAGAAGCGAATCAATATAATCGGGCATTGACTGAAAGGAACTACCTGACTCAAAGCGATATCGACCAATACAGGTTGGATGCTGACAGATCGAACACAATGTATGGCAGGGATTACCAAACTGCTCAAGATTTGTACGGGCGCGAACTTACTGAACGAGATTACGGAACTCAAGCCGATGTAAACCGTTACAATATGCAGCGGCAGAATGCAATGGATCGATATGGGCGAGATGTAGGGGAAAGAAATTATCGCACCCAGGCCGATATTGATCGCTACAATTTAATGGAGCAGAGGGGTGATACGCTTTGGGGTAGAACCTATGGGCAACAGCAGGATTTATACAACCGGCAACTTCAAAATACGTTGCTCAACAACCAGATGACGCAAGGGGCGTTAGGCCAGCAATACGATGTTGCCAGGGATCTTTATGGAACTATGTACGGCAACGCCTTAAATCTTGCCAACATGGGCCAGGGTGCGACAGGACAATTGGGCAACCTTGGCGCCCAGACCGGACAGGGGATCGCATCGAACTATCTTGCTGCTGGTAACGCTGCGGCTCAAGGTGCGCTTGCACAGGGTCAGGCTAATGCCGGTTTATGGAATACGATCGGCAATGCGCCCATGAATTATCTTGCGGCACAAAACTATATGAATCCTCAAACGAACTATATGCAACCTAATGTGCCGACCGGTGCCAATGCTGCGGCTGGGTATGGCACTTCCACCTATGACTTAGATTACGGATACTATTAGGGGCGAAAAATGGTAAATTACGGAAGCTACTACGTTGACCCGTTAAGACACCAACAGGCTGGCATGAATGCGTTGGCGCGGTCGTCTCAGTTTAGAGCGAATGAGGATCAGCGTAAAACGTCAAATGCATTGGCAAATCGGCGTGAGAATCGATATGCAGAGCAAGACGCCTTTAACCGCGAGAACACAATGGCCGAAAGGCAGCGGCGTGATCGGCAGGAGAACAGGCTTGCAGAAACAACTAAGTTGACCGACCAAGAAAAGCGGATGAAAATCTTTCAGAATCAGATTGATTTTCTTGGTAAGGGTCTTGATGGTGTGCAAGATGAACGATCTTACCAAAGCTTTCGGGATATTGTAGGTAAGATGACAGA